TGGGAAGAAACCCAAAGCGCCAGATCATCGCGGCGAGCTACAACAGTGATCTTGCCAACGACTTTGGCCGGAACGTCCGCAATCTGGTGGCCGAGCCTGAATTTCGGGAAGTGTTCCCCAACGTGACGCTGGCGCCTGACAGCCAGGCGGCGAACCGGATGAACACGAACCACGGCGGGACTTACGTCGCTGCCGGTGTTGGTACGGCAGTAACTGGACGCGGGGCGCACATTGCGCTGATCGACGATCCGTTCAAGGACCGCGAGGAAGCCGACAGCGAGCGCCGCAGGGACTTGGTGTGGGATTGGTACAGATCGACGCTCTACACCCGCTTGATGCCGGGCGGGGCCATAATTTTGGTACAAACTCGCTGGCATGAGTCGGATCTGGCAGGCCGCTTGCTTGAACAAGACGGCGAACAGTGGGAAATTCTGGAACTCCCTGCAATCGATGAGCGCGGAACAGCACTTTGGCCGGAATGGTATCCGGTTGATACGCTGGACCGGATCAAGGCAACAATCGGCCCGCGCGAATGGTCGGCACTGTACCAGCAGCGCCCGCAACCGGACGAAGGCACGTTCTTCAAGCGCGAATGGTTCAAGACATGGACCGCAAAGCCGACGCTGAGATATTACGGAACAAGCGATTACGCCGTCACTGATGGCGGCGGGGATTACACGGTGCACCGGATTTGGGGCATCGACAGCGAAGGCGATGTGTACCGCGTCGATGGCTGGCGAGGGCAGACGACTTCGGACGAATGGATCGAAAGCAAGCTGGACCTGGTGAAGCAATACAAGCCGCTGTGCTGGTTCGGTGAAGGCGGGGTGATCCAGAAGGCAATTGAGCCGATGCTCAAGCGCCGAATGCGTGAACGCAGCGTCTATTGCCGGATGGAATGGCTGCCCAGCGTTCACGACAAGCCGACGCGGGCGCGGAGCTTTCAGGCGATGGCAGCAAGTGGCCGTGTGTTCTTTGAGCCTGGGGCCGACATTGCCGAACATCTGGTGTTCCCGGCAGGCAAGAATGACGATGATGTGGACTGTTCAAGCCTGATCGGGCGGGCAATCGACATGGCTCATCCGGCGATTGTGAAGACCGATACGGCGAAGAAGCCGGTTGATCGCTGGGATGTGAAAGAGACGAAAGGAGCGATAGATTGGCGAACAATATAGTCCAGCTACGCGCTTCTGATCGCGTTCCAGATCACACCCGCATGGTCGAGCAGTTCGAGGAAGCGGAACAGGCCTCAGAGAAGAACCGCAAGCTGCAAGAGCGCGATGTGGATTACCGCGACAACAAGCAGCTTACCGAGACGCAGCGCGAAGAATTGAAGCGCCGTGGCCAACCGCCGGTTGTTCTCAATGAGATACGCCCGAAGATCAACACGATGCTGGGGCTTGAGAAACAGACCCGCAAAGACCCGAAGGCATTCCCGCGCAACCCCGGTGACGACAAGGCAGCAGAAGCAGCAACGGACGGCATTCGGTACGTCTGCGAGGATAGCAATTGGGACGACAAGCGCTCCAAGGCAGCCGATGACATCGCGAGCGCCGGGTTCGGTGTTATCAAGGTTCACTTCAAGGAGCATCGCGGCGCGCTCGATCCTGCAATCAGCCGGGTGGCATGGGACAGGTTTTATTACGATCCAGCATCTGGTGAGCAGGATTTTGCCGATGCCAGCTTCATGGGCGAAGTGGTGTGGATGGATTTTGCCGATGCGAAGCTAAAGTTCCCCGATGCAGGCGATGCATTGGCCGCGACATGGGATTTGGGCAGGTCAACGGAAACGTATGACGACAAGCCGAAGGACGGGCTTTGGGTTGACCGCAAGCGCCAGCGTGTGAGGTTGTGCGAGCATTACTATCGTGAAGGCGGGGCGTGGAAGTTCTGCATCTTCACCAAGGGCGGGTTCGTGGTTGATCCCACGGACAGCCCTTATACCGATGACGAGGGCATTCCTGAGTGCCCCTTGAAGGCGGTTCACCTCTACGTTGACCGGGATAACAATCGCTTTGGTGAAATCCGGGCAATGATCGATCCCCAGGACGAGATCAACAAGCGCCGGTCCAAGGCCCTGCATCTGACGAACACGCGGCAGATTCGTGTGTCGCCCACGGTTGCGACCGATCCTGATGTGGTGAGGAAGGAATTGAGCCGCCCTGATGGCATTTTCATCGGTGAAAACGGCGATGTAGAAGTTCTGCGCAATGACGACATGCTGATGGGCAATCTCAGCCTGATGCAGGACGCGCGGGAGCATATGCACCGCACTGGCCCGAACAGTGCGATGGCGGGCAAGGACGTAACCAATCAGTCGGGCCGGGCAATTCTGGCCCAGCAGCAGGGCGGGATGAATGAATCGTCCACGTTCCTTGACGCGGTTCGCATCCTGTCGATTGCGGTCTATCGCTCGGTGTGGGCAAGGATCAAGCAGGCGTGGGACGCAGAGCGCTGGGTTCGCGTAACAGACAACGAAAGCAATATGCGTTGGGTCGGGTTCAATCGCCCGGTGACCATGCTGGAGGAAGCGGCAAAACGCCTCGGGATTGACCCTGAGAACCCTCAGCAGGCCGATCCGCAGGCCATGATGATGTATCAGGCCTTTTCGCAGGACCCGCGCTCACAGCAGGTTGTAGGCGTCGAGAATAACCCGAGCGATCTTGATGTTGATATCATCCTTGATGAAGGTCTTGATACGCCGACCATCGCAGCGGAGCAGTTCACCGAGTTTGCGAACATTCTCCCGTCGCTGGTGAACCTGCCGCCGCCTTACGCAAAACTGTTGGTGCAGGCATCCTCGCTCAAAAACAAGGACGTGCTGCTTGAGACAATCGATCAGATGATGCAGCCCAATCCGGCTGCCGATGCAGCGCGCGAACTGGAGATGGCGAGCGCGCAAGCCGAGGTCGAGAACACGCAGGCCGACACGGCGAAGAAGACCGCTGATGCACAGGCAACGCAATGGGGCGTCGTGGCAGAAGCCGCACGGGTTGGGGCAGGGCGTTAAATGTCCGGCCAGCCCCGCGTTCTGTGGGGCGAGGGCATGGAGCAGTTCGAAGACGGCCCGCGCTTTCTGAAGGTCGAGATCATCGAAGGCGGGAAGGCCATCGGCATCCTGCTGAAGGAAGATAACAGCGAAGTAAGCTCTGTCCGTCTGGGCATCGAGCAACTCGCAGATTGAAGGTTTCCCAAAAGGAAAAAGCCCGCCGCCGGGGTTTCTCGGGCGTTGAGTGCCGCCGACTTTTGACGGGCGTTGTGAGGCAGAAAAATGGCAGAAGGCAAGACATTCGCAGAGCAGTTGAGCGAAGTCGAGATCGACGAACCGGAAGTTGAGCAGGAAGCAACGCTGCAACAGGCGGAAGCACCTGGCCAGCCAAGGGCCGAAGATGGAAAGTTCGCGAAAAAGGGCGTTGAACCGCAGCAGGACGAAATTCCTGCCGCATCGGAGCCGCCATCCGGTCAATTGCCGAAGGATGTGTATGAGCCTTTGAAGGCCATTCGCGCCGAGAATCAGGAATTGAAGCAGCTGCTACAGCAGTTGCAGCAACCTCAGCAAAATCAGCAACCCGTTTACGAAGTCCCCGACATGTTTGCCGATCCCGAAGGGTGGCAGGCGTATCAACAGGCACAAGTGGACCGCCGACTGTATTCACAGTCGCTGGCCATGTCTGAACGGTTCGCCCGCCAGCAATACGGCGCGGAAACTGTCGATCAGGCGAAGGAATGGGGATTGCGGCGTTGCGATGAAGACCCTGTGTTCAACAATCAGGTTTTCGCATCGGGCGACCCGGTTGGATATGTGGTCCAGCAATACCAGCGCGACCAGATTACGTCGCAGGTAACGCCGGAAGATTTTGCCGAGTTCCAACAGTGGCGGCAAACGCGCAATGCTCCGACGCAGGAGCAGAGGCAAGCGCCGCCTTCACTCACTGGCGAACGCAACATCGGCGGCAGGAACGTGCCTGAAAACACGGGGCCTGCTACATTCGGAGAAATCCTCCAGCGCTGACTCGTTCGCCTGTTCTTGAAGGAACAGGACAATGGCAGATACTGTCGTACCAACCGCTCTCCAGGTGGAGAAGTGGGAAAACAAGTTCAACCTGGATTATATCCAGGGCGACATCTTCACCCCCCTTTACGGCATGGATGAAAGTGCCGTCATTCAGGTGAAGGAAGAATACGGCGGCAAGGCTGCGGGTGACAAGCTCACCCTCCAGCTTGTCGGTCAGCTCCAGAACGATGCCACGACCGGCTCTGATGTTCTGGAAGGCAACGAAGAAGACCTCACCCAGCGTTCGCACAGCATCACCGTGAACAAGCGCCGCCATGCGGTTCGCGTTCCCGAGATGTCGAAGGTTCGCTCGGCTATCGATCTTCTTTCGGCAGGCCGTGCAACCCTGATGCAGTGGGCCAAGAGCGACACGCGTGATCGGTTTATCGATGCGCTTTCCTCGCTCAATGGCACGAACTTCACTTCGCGCACCTCGACCATCGCTGACACGTGGCTGGTCGATAACAAGGACCGCACGGTCTTTGGTGCCTATGCCAAGGGCGGTTCTGCTGGTGGTTCGGACATGTCATCTGACCTTGGCCAGCTGGACACGACCGACGACCGGTTCACTTCGGATCGTCTGGACGACATGATCTATGTCGCGAAGACCTGCAATCCGAAGATTCGCCCGGTCGAAGACCAGGGCAACGGGCGTCGTTACTATATCGCTCTGTGCCACCCGGCTGCGTTCCGCGATCTTCGAGATTCCATCGACGATGAGTGGGCAACCACGACTGTCGGCAAGGAAGCGATGAAGCTTTGGCAGGGTGGCGACATCCTGTGGAACAACTGCATCGTGAAGGAAGTCGATGATTACCCGATCTGGGCGAACATCGGCAATTCCAGCACTGTGGAGGTTACTCCGGTTCACCTGCTTGGCGCCCAGGCGCTTGGTATCGGGTTCGCCAAGCGCTGGACGCGCATCTCGAAGAACTTCGACTACGGCGACAAGGAAGGCGTCGGCATCGAGTCCATCTATGGTGTTTCGAAGCTGCGCTACGGCACCGGCACGTCCGACACTGACGACCAGAAGGATCACGGCGTTGTGAGTGGCTTCTTTGCCACGACCGCAGCCGCCACCGTCCTTTCGGCCGGCGAAGTCTGAGGAGACTGAGAAATGGCTACGTATTACAGCGAACAATACTCGCCGAAGGGTGGGTTTGCGCCCATCGTTCCTTCTGGTGTGGTTATCCGCGCCGCTGCGAAGTTCACCATCTCGACCGCGCTTGCGCAGAACGATGTGGTGAAGATGCTTCGGCTTCCTGCCGGGGCAACTGTTGTGGAAGGCCGTCTCAAGGCGACCGACATCGATACGGGCACGGAAACGCTCGACATCGACATCGGCTGGGCTGCGAACGGCGTCGATGTTGCAGACGAGGATGGCTACGGCAATCTTGGTGTGTGGACCGGCGATACCAACAACGACTTCCCGTTTGCCAACGATCTGTGGACGACCGGGCCGCGCACTTTCACGGTGCCGACCGACATCCAGCTTGATGTGAATGCTGTCGCCGCTGGCGGCGGCACGGGCGTCATCTGGATGATTATCGACTACTACATCGCATGATGGATCGGGGCGGGGGAAACCTCGCCCCTTTCTCTTTGGGAGAAGTATATGCCGCGCCTGAAATTCATCGGAGACTACACCTGCGGACGCGATACGTTGCAGATGGGTCCGTTTCTGTTCATCGGCAGGGAACCGCTTGAGGTTGACCCTGCGGATCCGATTGGCGCGCGCCTGCTCAAGAACCCTGATTTTGAACTTGTCGATCCGCTCGATCACGATGGCGTTGATGGCAAGGGCGGAAGCCTGCCCGACAATCCCGACGAAGAGCTTGAGGCCCTGCGGCTTCGCTACGAGGAACTGTCCGGCAAGAAGCCGCACCACATGATGAAGGCCCCGCGCCTGATTGAAGATATTCTCAAGCTGGAGGAAGGCGCATGAACCCGTTCAGCTATATCAATTCGTGGATGGCACAGGTCTTTGCCGTGCCGCCGTTCATCGCCTTCATTTGCAGCTTCTGGAGGTAGGCGATGAGCGTTTCAGCCTCCTTCTCAAGAGACGCAATCAGCAGAATTTCCCGTTCATCCGCGAGTTCATCGCGTTCCACTTCATCCCGCAGCAGGAGACGATAAATGGCAGTCACGCTTACCGCCAAACCCGCTGCTGCGATTGAAATGCGCCTGTGGGCCCCTGCGCTGGCTGCTGGCGACGGGATTGCATCCTATACCCTCACCCCCACGACTGTGGTTATCGAATCTGATGACCAGATCGGGGAGGAAATCCAGTTCTTCGTTTCGGGCGGCACGGCGGGGAATGTCTACCCAATCGCTGCCAGTGTTGAAACGTCATTTGGCGAAACGCTCAAGGAAACGCTGTACCTTCCCATATTCGGGCCGGGCAACGCCTTCTCGCAGACCGCGCAGAACGTCATAGACTTCGCTCTGAGGCCGGTTGTGGGCCTTTCCGGTTCCCCAACTACCCCTGAGACCAATGACGCACTGGAATGGCTCAACGGGATGCTGGCAAGCTGGAGAACGCAAGGCGCGGACGTTGGCATCGCTTTGCCCCTGACGACCTCCAGCGTGATGTATTGCAACGACGCCCATTTGCTGGCGGTGAAGAACAATCTTCGGGTGCTGGTGGCGGAACAATACGGGCGCCAGGTCAGCCCGACCACTGCGGTTATGGCCCTGCGCGGGTTGCAGCAGATCAAGCAGGCGCTGCTCCCCGATGATCGCGGCGCGGCGGAGTATTACTGATGCCTGCGCTGGGGCTGCTTGCTGGCTCTGTCTTGCAGCGCTATCCGACCACGCTGCCGAGCCTTCCACTTGTGAATATGTTCGCGGAAAAGGCGATTACGGAACCTAAGGGCTTTGCGCTTGTCTCACGCCCACCCTTGTCGGAAGTAGGCGAGGAATATGGAACCGGCCCGATCCGCGCCCTGTATCAGAACGACGGCGTACTCTCCAATGTGATTATCGCGCTGTCCAGCGACGATCTCTATGTTGACGGGACAAATGAGGGGACAGTTCCAGGGAGCGGCGCTCCGTCCCTGGCTGGGAATGAAATCGGCGTTATCGTTGTGTGCGCCGGAGACGATGTGAAGTTCTACGATGGGACAACATTCCGCAGCGTGACGTTCCCTGACAGCGCCAAGGTGCGCAAGGTTCTCGAATCTCAAGGCCGGTTCGTGTTCCTTCGGGATGCTTCCCAGCGATACTACTGGACCAAGCCTCTTTCCAACATGATAAGTGCGGGCAACATCGTTATCGACGCTCTCGCCTATGCCAGTGCGGAATTTGAATCCGACCGCAATATTGATGGTCTTTTCTACGGGAGCACATTGGTGCTTGGCGGAACGAAAAGCATTGAGCTTCACGTTCCTTCCGGTGATGAAAATGCTCCTTGGACACCTCTTGTCGGTGCCACAATTCCTTTTGGGGTCTATGATACCGGCTGCATGACGTTGTGGAATGGGACGTTCGCCTGGATATCCCAAGACGGCGTGGTGATGCAAAACACCGGAGCGCAACCGGCCATCCTTAGCACCCCCGGCGTTCGCCAGCGGATAGTCGATGCTATTTCGATCAGCGGAAACCTCGGGCTAGATAGTTTCTTTTGGCAAGAGCAAGAGTTTCTCAGGGTCAAGACTGGAACCACGTCTGGCGATCTCTTGCTTAGCGCTCAGACCGGGGAGTGGTGTTCGTGGACATCTGTATGGTCTGGCAGCGGGTTCCTTGGTGGGCCTGTAATACCCGGACTGGCAGCCGACTTCACTGTTCCGGCAGGTCCGATTTTCGGCTCAAACCTTGATGGCAATTTGCTTGGTTTCGATCCCCAAGGGATAGGAACGGGCGAACTGGCTTCTACGTTCACAAGGCAATTCAGGTGCGGCCTGCCGATCGATGGCGGTTCGGTGACATTCAATAATGTTGTTCTGAGGTGCAGCGTGGGTGTGGGGCAGGCATCCCCAACTGGATATTCCGCGCCGGTTATATCGATGCGCTACAGCCGAGATGCAGGGCAATCGTGGACGAGCTATATCGATGTCAGCCTTGGGGCCGATGGGACCGACCGCGCCAAGGTTGAATGGCGCAGTCTCGGTATAATGGATCAACCCGGATTTCTCGCTGACTTCAAGGTGGAAAATGCCGTCCAGTTCCACGTTTCCGGCGCCTATTACAACGAACCGATGAATGGACGCAGCCGTGGATAAATCCAACATCCTGACAAATTTCGAAGTCATTGTTGATAGGGATGGGCGGCCTATGTTTGGTTTCATTGAGAAGTGGCAGCGTCTGCTGAGGGGGCATCGGGGGGCGTTGGTAAAGAAATCGGCGGACCAGACTGGCGCTGATTATTCCGCTGGCGTCTATATGACGTGGGACACAGAGACTTACGACACTTCCACTTTCCACGATACAGCCACCAACACCGAAAGATTCACCATTCCAAAAGGTGTTTCCAAGGTCCGTGTGGGAATGCAGGTTGTGATCGAAAATATCACAGCGAATTCACAAGTGATCCTCGGAGTCGCGAAGAACGCTTCGATTTCTTACTCCGGCATTCCCTTCAACAGCACCAGCGCAAACGCTACCAGCTTGGCGTTCCAGGCGTGGTCGCCTGTGCTTCAGGTAGTGCAGGGGGATTATTTCCGGGCGTTTATGCAGGTTCCGTCCGACAGTTCAATCGACGTGCTTTCTGTGAACAGCTGGTTCGCAATCGAAGTTATCGAGTGATCCACCGCTCCTTCGACGGGGCACTACTGAACGAACTGGCAAACCACCCCGATATTCGCCCCGATGTAGGCGGTGACGGGAAAAGCTTTCTGGATCTGGCCCCACACGTAGCGGAACATCGCAATTACTTCCTGAGCGGCGATCATGGCGGCTTTTTCGGTCACTGGACCGCGCCGGGCACCTACGAGGTTCACACGTTCATAAGGTCGGAAGGGCGCGGGCCGTGGGCCTTCGAGTTCGCCCGTGCAGGCCGGGAATACATGGCGTCACAAGGTGCAACCCACCTTTGGACCCGCGTTGCCGAGACGGCCCGGCATACGAGACTGTTCACACTGAAATCCAGCTTCAAGCCCTGCGGGTCGCAAATCCTCGATTTGGGCGGCGGGCCGGTTCTTTACCATCTGTTCAACTGGAGAAGCTGATGCCCGCAGCCGCAGTCATCGGGGCCGCCGCTATTGGTGCGGGCGGCTCCATCATCGCATCGTCGAACAACAAGAAGGCGATAGCATCGTCTACGGATTCGAGCCTTCAGGCACAAAGGGAAGCCCTTGCTGCCCAGCAGAAGGCATTCGATACGATCCTTCCGCTACAGCAAAACGCGCTCAATCAGTCGGTTGGGTATCAGCGGGACGCGCTGAACAACGTCACGCAGCTGCAAGGCAATGCCTACAACAATTCCGGGCAGGCACTGACGCAAAGCTACAACAACGCCACGGGCGCGCTCAATCCCTACATGCAGACCGGATACGCGGCGAACAACGGCCTGAATGCGCTTCTGGGCCTTCCGCAGCAGCAGGCATACACCCCGCAGAACGCGACGTTCAAGCCGATTGCCATCCCGCAGGTTCCGGCTGCTCCCACTATGCCAGCGCCGACTTCGCCCGGCACCAACCTTGGCCCGGCCCCGCAGCCCGCAAATGCACTGGCGGCCCCTAACGCAGCATGGACGCCACCCCCAGCTGACCAACTGCCCGCCATAAACAACCCTGTGCAGCGCGCTTCTATCGCCCAAAGGAGATATTGAGATGGCTCTACGCCCGGATGGACAACGCCGCTCGGAGCGCAACCGGCCCTTAGGTGGGATCACCAATGCGCTGGCGGGATTGTTCGATAACATCGGAAACATCGGCGGTAACAACAACCAGGCCAGCACTCCTGCGCCTGTCGCCACCACTACACCGGCGCCCAATGCCATGACGGCGCAAGAGCAGGCCTTCAACGCGTTCTACGAAACGCCGTTCTATCAAGTGCCGCTTGACCGTGGACTTGAGGCAATCAACGCCAACTATGCCGGGCGGGGACTTCTCCAGTCTGGCGCGGCGCAGAAGTCGATTTCCGATTACGCAGCAGGATCGGCGGCGCAAGGCTTCCGTGACTACACCGGGATGCTGCAAAACCAGCAGGGCATCGGTGCCAGTGCGACCAATGCCTATGTCGGATCGACCAACGCCTATGGCTCCAATCTGGCAGGGCTGAACGCCAACACGGCCAATTCCCTGTCGAACGCCAACATGAACTACGCCAACAATTCGACCAACGCGTACAACAACTACGTCAACAGCCTGAGCGGCCTTTATGGCGGCATGGCGAACGCGCAGGGGCAGTACGCCACGAATGTGGGCAACATCAACTCCAACGCCTCGATTGCCAACGCGAACAACACGAACGCGATGATTGGCGGCATCGGCAACGCAGTCGGCAGTGTCGCCGGGTATTACGCTTACCAGCCTTATGCGACAGCGGCACCGGCATCGTCCGGTTCCAATATATACATGTCCTGATTACCTGAACGCTTGAGGTTCCCATGGCCAGCAATCCCTTCAATGCCCTGATGGACCCCCAGCAATTGGGGGCATCGATTCAGAACGCGTTTCAGTACGGAACGCAGCAGCGCCAGCAGGCCGAGACGCAGCGCGCCTTGGGCGCCTATGCGCAGAACATGTCGCCAGAAACGGCGGCGGGTGTGACGCGGCATAATCCCATGATGGGGATGCAGTTGCAGGACCGAGAGGCGGAGAGGGCGGCAGCAGCGGCCAAGGCCCAGGAACAGGAAATGGAGCGCCGGATTACGTTTGCCGCACTCAACGGCGATCCCGAAGCCCGCAAGCAATTGGCGTACTACAACGCGCCGTTCTATCTCCAGTTGGACGACCGGAACAAGGCCGTAGTCGATCAGACTATGGATGCCATTGCCCAGCAGGCGTTTACGATCCTGCAACGGCCCCCTGAGCAGCAGGGACCTATGCTACAGCAGGCGTTGCAGGCGTTGCAGGCTCAGGGCCTCGACACAAGCCAGTTCGCGCTCACAGGCGATCCTGCGGGTGATTTGAAGGCCGCTCTGGCCATGACGGGGAAGCTGGAGGCGTGGGAGAAGTTCGCCCAGCCCAATTACGCTCAGGTGGGCGAAGGCGGACTTGTGGGCTTCCAGTACGGCCAGCCAATCCAACAGAATGGGCAGGTGCAGAACTTCGCACCGCCGCAGCAAAACGGGAACTTGCCGCAGGTGTTCGATGGTGGTGGGTATGAAAGCCTCCCGCCCGGTGCGCAGTACGTCGATCCAAATGGGAACGTCCGTGTCAAGCCGGGAGGTGCTGGCGGCAACGTCAGCGGCAACTTTCCAGGTTAAGGGTTTGGCGGGCGAGCGGGTGACAAGCACGTTCCGTGATCCTTCGAAAAACAGGGCTGTTGGCGGGGTATCGAACAGTTACCACATGCGCCGCGATGCCGGTGGCAATGCGATGGCGCGGGACAGTGTTCCACCACCGGGCATGAGCATGTCCGAATACGCGAACCGCCTGCGCGCGCTCAATCCGGGTTACGATGTAATCAACGAGGGCGACCATGTTCATATCGAGCCGAGGGGTTAATTGATGGCCAGCAATCCGTGGGATAATGATCCGATTGTAGGCAGGGTTGACGCTGCTCCGCAGGCCCCCGTGCGCCAGTCATCGCCCCCGCCGTTTATTCCGGGGACGCCCAAGCCGCCGCCGCAGCCGACGCCGCAGACTGGAGCGCAAGCAGAGGGTGATGTTCTCGACAACACCTACAAGACGATGCAGATCGAGAAGATGCAGCGGGAGCAGGCGGCTGAGGCGGAAAAGCAGCGCCTGATGGAGGCTGGGCTTTCCGAAACGATCTTCGACATGAAGCGGGTTATTCAGGCCGCGGAGGATGCCAAGAAGCTTTCCAAGGATGGCTGGTTCGCAACCGGCTTCGGCTCCAAAATGGCGCGTGGGATTGATGGCACTCCCGCTGCTGACGTTGACGCCCTACTTACCACAATCGGCGCCAATACCGCGTTTTCCCGCCTGCAGAAGATGCGCGACGAAAGCCCCACGGGCGGCGCACTTGGGCAGGTTGCCGTCCCTGAACTGGAAATGCTGCGCGACAGCATCGCTTCACTTAAGCAGTCTCAGAGCGATGAACAATTCCAGTCCAACATGGACAAGGTGATTGAGGTTTACCAGCGTGTCGTAAATCGCCTTGAGGGCAAGCCTGTTCAGGAGAATTTGCCGGATCAGGGCCGCGATGATGAAGAGCCGGGCCTTACTGGACCTCCGATCTCTTACGAAGGGCCTAACCCGGACGCGACTCCGCCCGATATGTCAGTGGTGAACGAAGCCGCCCGCCTCGATCAGACCATGGGCGAACTCGGCGCATGGGACCTCACCAAGCAGGGCTTCATGTTCGGGCTGGGCGATGAGTCCACTGGCGTAGGCACTGCCATCGGTCGCGCTTTGCGTGGGGACTTCGACGTTGCTGGGAATTACGTCCTTGGCCGCGATGCGCAAAGGCTGCGCCTTGAGCAGGCGGGGGATCGTTCCGGCGCTTTGGGCACTGTTGCAGAGATTGGCGGCGGCATTGCATCGGGCGGGTCTGCATTGCGGGCCGGTTCGGCACTACGCGGTGCGATCACTGGCGGCGGCGTTGGCGGGTTCGGCTATGGCGAAGGGCCTGTCGGGAGCGTCGGCGGCGCTGCGGGAGGCGCGGCAGCGGGTGGTTTGGCTGCTTACGGACTGAACGCGCTTGCCCCCCGTGTTGCCCGAGCGATGGGTGGCCGCAGCGCTACGCCTGAGCAAACTGCCGTGGTGCAGGCCTCTCAGCGCCTTGAAGCGCAAGGGATGGGGGTGCCTACCCGAGCAGCCGATATTCAGCCTGAGCTTGCTCCACAACGCGCTCAGGCCCGTTCCAGCGACCTTGGCAGGCCCATCGTCCAGGACGCAGAGCAGGCAGATATCCAGGCGTTTGAGGCTGCAATCAGCAAGCTGGGCGGGGATCGCGGTGTTTCGCGTGAAACTCTTGGCGATATGACGCAGGGGGCACTTGCGGCCCGCAGGAAGGCGACCGGGGAGCAGGCGACTGCTCTCTACACCCGTGCCAAGCAATTGGGCGGCGATGTCAAGGTTTCCCCGCAAAACGCCCTATCCGCGATTGATGCGCAGATCGGTGAATTGACAGCGGCGGGGCCGAACGCGAACCGCGATATCATCCGGTATCTTGAGGACGTAAAAGGCGACCTTGCCCGCGAAGGCGGCATGACGATCGATGCACTGCGTTCTCAGCGCACGTCCATTCGTGGGCAGATCAATTCCCGCAACCTAACGATGACCGATGCGGAGCGCCGCGTTAATCTGGTGCTGGATGCAGCGGCAGACGACATCAAGGGTGCATTGCGGGGTAACGAACGGGCGCTCAACGCCTTCGCCACTGCGGACGACTTCTATCGCACCCGCGCGCAATTCATCAAGCAGATCGAGCGCCAGATCGTCGGGCCGGATGCCACCAATCCGATCAGCCCAAGCGCTGCTGCTGCCCGCATCGAAAGCTGGGCTAAGGGTGATTACAAGCGCTATACTCGCCTGCTGAATGAACTGCCCCCGGAAAGCCGGGCCGACATTCGTTCCTACGTCGCGGACTCGTTTGGGCGGGATCAGGCGGGCAATTTCTCGCTGGCCACGTTCCTGAAAAACACCGGGACAGGGAAGGGCGCTTTACTCGACCCCAAGGCGATGCGGCTTGTGTTCGGAGACGAGGGCATGAGGGCAATAAATGACCTTCGCACTCTCGCCCAAGCCAAGGTCAACGCTGCGTCTGCCACGAACTATTCGAACACTGGCGGCGTGGTGAACAAGGGGCTTTCAGGCCTGCGTTCTATGTTCATTACGCTGATCGGTGGGGGTGGGGGAACGGCCATTGGCGGCGGCGTTGGCGGACCTGTTGGCGCGCTTGCTGGTGGCGGCTTCGGCGGCACTGCGGCAGCCGGAGTAAACAAGTTCATCAACCAAGTGGGCGAGCGCCGCCTTGCACGGATGGTGACGAACCCCGACTTCACCAAGTGGCTCAAGAACATGCCGGAAGCGCGCGATCCAAGGGCCATCGACAAGTATTTCGAGGTGCTGACGAAATCAGCTTCCCGTTCCCCAGTGTTCGCCGCGGACGTTCGGGCGATGCAGGAAGCGCTGGCAAATGCCTTCGGTCAGTCGCCCAGCAGACTAGCGGCTGAACCCGCCCAAGGTCAGAATGAAAACAACGGTGGGAGCGTACCACCACAGTAACACGGCATAGACCGGCCAGCGTAATTTTCTGAGCATTTTCTGTTATAGGAGCATCCACATGACGCAGACAATCCCCTTCCGCCCTCGTCCTGCCGGTACGGTCAATATCGACGTATCTTCGACCAGCCAGGCTGTTGCGCTGGTGGAAGCCAACTCCACTCAGGTCAGGGTGATGAATGACGGGACCGCAACGGCGTGGATCAATTGGGGCGCAACCGGCGTAACTGCTGCGGTTGCCACGGGGGTGCCTGTCGGGCCGGGCGTTACCGAAGTCATCACGATCTACGACATCGGCGCGCCGCTTTACATCGCAGCCATCGCAGCGGGATCGACTGGCAAGATCTACTTCACGCCGGGAGTCGGGTTCTAATGTCCATCCACTGGGGCGGACGCGGTCCGGGGCATATGAGCCGGTGGCCGAGGGGTGGGGGCTGGTGGGAGCCGGGCGCACTCCTTGACGCCGACTACACCGCCGGTCGCTACTACTTCAACGGCAACACCTATAGCAGCGTTGCCGCGCTTGCTGCGGCGATGGGTGGCACGAACAGTGGCAACGCTTTGTCTATCGGGCCACACCTGACCGGCAATGTCCTTTATGAGAGCGACTTTTCAGCAGGGATCGACGGGTTTGCAGGGACGCTGAATCCTGGCAACGGATCGCTGGCAAACAGCAGCGGCAACCTGGTCGGCACGGTAACAACGAGCACCTACCGCTATTCCCGCACCGTGTCCGCCAATCGCAAGGCCGCAAAGATCACGACAACGCAGGTTTCTAAAACGCAGGGTTCGGCCTCGCTGGCTATCGGCAACAACGCAGGATTGAGCGGGGCCGCGACCATAGCTACAGCTATGGGGGCCAATGGCGATTACTCAGCAATCGGCTCTACTGACGGCTCCTCGATCTATGCGGGCTTGCAAACCAGCGGTGCCGGGCAGACGACCACAACTAATTGGACCGTCGAGGAAGTTCTGCCGTTCGACGGATTTGTGCAGCTGCAACACCGCTTCGAGTTCGACTTCACAACCGGCACTATCGGAACGCAGCAGGTTATCGAACACCTTGGGATACCTGCGGCCAGCGCGCAAAGCATCCAGCTGCTGATCGATGCGAGCGGGAATCTGCGCCTGATAGTGACGATCAGCAATTCCACTGTGATCGCCAATCTCGACCTTGGTGTTCTGTCTCCGTCCACCCGTTACATCGTGCGAGGTTCGGTTGCTGACAACGCTTTCTACGCGAATCTCGATGGCGGGGCGCTTGTTTCTGACACATCTGGGCAGCCACCTCCCGCTGCGCTGTTTTGGCTTGGGCGCTCGTTTTCTGGCGAGACGCTCACCGGGGGTATGCATCGCGCGAAGATATGGCCCACGGCCACCAGCGACCCTAACATGCTGGTGGACCCGGCCCGCGCCCTGTTCATCACGGGCGACAGCACCGGCGCAGGTACAGGCGCGACAGCCAAGTGGTTCGCCAATTTTGGCAGCCCGGTTCGCGCTTACAACAATATCGCGGTCGGCAGCGAAACGTCTTCGCAGATGCTCGCTCGCGTTCAGGCAGCGGCGTCATTCTATCACGACTGGCCGCTTATCATCATGGACCGCCCCAACACGGGCGAGGACGCGGCTTTGTGGCTGGCAAACATGAAGGCGGCGGGCGCTGCGTGGGGCGACAAGTGGTTCATCATGCCACCCGCACAGGACGTGCCCGACACTTCGATTGCCAACATCGCGACGGTGCAGGCGGCCCTGCTGTCCGACCCCGACTTCGCAGGCCACACGCTCGGAGCGGACCGAATGGCTGCGTATCTCGCGGCGGTTGATGACGCCGGAACCCGTTCTGATGGGCTGCACTTCGACGATGACGGGCAGGCAATTCAGCAGATCTACATCGAAGACTTTATCACCGCAGCAAGCTGGTAAGAAAGGAGAACGACCATGGTAAGAGTACCCGGTGGGCCAACGCCCACGCCATCCCCGACCCCCACGCCGACCCCCACGGGCGGCTGACATGGCTTGCGTGACATTCCTGCTGGCGCTGGGCTGTCTCGCTGCGGCTGTTGCGGTGTTGGCTGGTAACCGCACCGCAATGGCTTTGCTCGCCAGCACGATCTATTCCACCGTGTTGTGCGAACTCGAAGTGCCGTTCAACGTCGCCTTTGGGCTGGCGATTGATCTGGCAGTCATCATGTGGATCATCGTGGGGTGGGCTGAAACGGTCCTGCGCGGCGGCTACGGCAAGCAGCGCGACGTTGCCATCCTGGCGTTGTTCCTCCCGATATGGGCGCTCTATTTCATGCCGGGGCTGCCATGGCGACCCATGGCGATCGATGCGCTGATCGCGGCGCAGCTTCTCATAACATTCCCGATCAAGCAGGCATATTCGAAAGGCAAAGGCGTACTGGCGCGGCTGCTCAGGGACGACACGGGGACAATGGGGCGCGCTCGGCATGAACAACCAGCCTTCGCACGGTGAGATACTCGATGCTGTCAATGCGCTCGACGCAAAG